TTCCGTTCCTTCTTCTTCAATGACTTCATGAAGTACTTCTTCCATTTTCAGATAATACTCGTGGATTTCAGATGCTTTCTTTGTTTGTGCTTTCAGACAGAGCGACTTGAAGCATTTAATGGTCATCATTATTTTTTTGATGTTCTGGCCACCCCATTTTTCATCATCTGATCTCGCTACCGCATCTGCGGTAGCGAGATTTATATAATCGGTCTTTTCTGTAAAGTGTTTAGTAAGTACTGTATTTGCATAATATTTCTTACTGAAACCCATCCATTTCCATACATCATCCAAATCTACCACAAAGTCCTTCTTTGTATCATAATTCAAATAACAATAAAAACTTCCAATAAATAATTGCTGATCCGTATCTGAAAAGTTTGTTTTGATTTTATCCAATAGTTTCACATTATAGGTATTTGTAAGCTTGGAAATTGGATGATTTTCAATCAGTTCTACAATATTAAGTTCTGACATAGTGTTCCTAGATATAAATAATGCAGTATCTTTATACTCGTTTTCGTTTTCTGGATACGAAAGCGAGGTTTGCCTTTAAAGTACAAAGGCAAAGTTAGATAAACAATATACTGCACTATAATCCTATATAGTTTCCCATATATTTTTTATCTACCGATCATCGGAATTAAAAAATATATTTATTTTTATTAAATTTTTAATTGTAATACAAAACGTAGTACAAAACCAAGTAAAGTACTTAGTTCGAATAAGCAAGACCACCCCAAGTGGTATTTCCCTCCATGTTTCCAAGGAGGCTGGACTGTACCTTAGGCAATCTCAGGTTGATTAGACCCTCATTGATTACCGATGCCTTTGCAGTCTCTGAAACGGTTCCATAGCCTATCTCACAACTCATTGAGTCGCTTTTAGCGGCGTTAGGAACTCGCCTGCGGATTGCCCAATCCTTCACGTTTTTACGGTGTCCGAGGTCATTACCCTGGATTTTCTTACATGTTTCCATGAAAGAATCGTAGTGAAGGCTGTAAGGGGTTTCCCGCAACCAGGTCATCTTGCAGCGTTGGATTGCTCCAACACCACTAGCTAGTCATACTGTTTGCCCCTGCTTCATCGCAGGGCAGCTAGCTCTTGAGCACAGGTGATTTGCTAATGCAAATCCGTAAAACACCATCATCAAATAGGTGTTTAGTACGAAGTTAATGCCCGACATAATACGTAGAACGTTGTAGTTGGTGGCGTACACGCGAACGGTGGACGACAAGTTGGTGCCGACAGCGTTGTTGCTGACGGTTAGGAGAAGAGTGGTGTTGTCAATGCGCGACAAGTTGCATGTGCCCGATGGCTGGTGCTGCTCTGGCTGGAGCGCGAACGAGTAAACGTTGATGCCGACAGCTGGGATGTTGGTGTGGTGCTGGTATGGCTGAACCAAGTTGAAGTAAGCACCCTCGCGAACCTGGAAGCGGTCGTGGCCGTTGAGCTGGAGGAGCGCGGTAACAACTGGGTTGCGACCAGCCATGCCCTCGACACGGGTGACCGAGTAGCCAGACTCGAGCACGGAGCGGTCCCACCAGTCCGAGTAGTTGAATGGCTGCTGACCCTTCCATGGGTTGATGACGTTGTCGTCGCACGACACGAACGAATCGCGCTGGACGACCCAGACAAGCTCCTTGCATGGGTGGTTGAAGTTGAGCTTGAGCTTGTTGGCCGACGAGGTAATCGACTCGCCACCAGTGAACTGGAGGACATCGATGAGGTACTCGTGCGAGACCTGGGCGAACTTGCGGCGCTCATCAGTGTCGAGGTAGATGTAGTCGACATAGAGAGAGGCAGCGGCGAGACCGCACTGGCCGACACGGTTGCGGATGGCGTGGGGGTCGGCGGAGGTCGAGAAATCCCAGCAGAGGTTGTTGAGGGCGTTGAACTCGAGGTTGATGCGGACTTCGTGGTACTGAAGGGCGATGAGGGGGAGAGCAAGACCTGGGTTGCGGCAGAACCAGAACTGGAGTGGGATGTACAAGGTGTACATGGGCGAGCACGAGGTGACAACCTCGGAAGTGAGGGGCTCACCGCCATAGCAGTCGTTGTCGCAGTTGGAACCACCCTGGTAGAGGAGGTTGGTTAGCTCTGGAACGTTGCCGACCATCTTGGCATAACCAGCCTGCTTGCCGGCCTCCTGAGTGAGCTCGTTCCAAATGTGAAGCCAATCACCATAGTGCTTATCAATGCGCTGGCCACCAATCTCAATCTCGACGTAGTCGATGAGGTTGTGACCGATCCAGTTGAGCCAACGGAACTGAGCGGCGGAACCGTCGGATGACTGGAGCTGAACCTGAGGTAGAGTGGCCTGGAGGTACATGCGGTGGATGAGGTCACCGTTGCGCTGGATGGTGCAGGTAACCTTCTTGCCGAAGTTGGGGGCGCCGTTGAAGGGGTTCTCAATCGACTCCATAGCAAAGTTAGTGTGACGGCGGTACACAACCTTGAAAAAAGTAATTTGGGGGTTACCAGTTAGGTAAACGTCCTGGGCGCCATAGGCGACGAGCTGCATCAAACCACCACCAGTCATCTTAGATTATACTTAGTGAATACAAAAAAATTTTGGAAAAACACATTTTTTGAAAATTTGCCGGGAGAACCCCTTATGGAATATTTCTTCATAATTGCATAATATATCCATAACATATGCGAACGCAACCAGAACACCCTTTCCTGTAAGAAATCTTGTAGCTATATCCGTTGGATCTCATAAAAATATATGTAAAGAATGGAGTGATATGAACCACATGAATAAATATATGATAAATATAAGTGTAGATAAATATGTCCTCATTACACCTTTAAAAATTGTTGTACCAAATACATTGGATCCGAATGATGCATCTATCAATCAAGAAAACAACAAGAACTATCCCTTCACGAAATAACACACTGAATTTAGGGTTTAAAAACCCTCCTCTACTACCGTATAAGTACTCTACCATAAATGAGTGATAGTGCGTTTTTTAAAGTAAAAAGCTCAAAACGTAGTAATCCTGAGGCACGGACAACATTAGATGCGATTCATAATCAAAAGGTCCAGCATTTAATGGAACAACAAGAAAATATCGAATCCTATAAGGCCGAACTTGTTACCCTTCAGCAAAAAATTAGCCAGAGCAACTCTGATATTGAGATATGGCGACTAGAACGAGATGCAGAGGCACTCGAGAAGAAAATTAAAGCTATTAGCGATGGTAGTGAAATGATGGATTATTATCTTCGGTCTGGCGATATTTTATATAATTATTATGATATTCAAGACCATATTCAACAAGGAACAATGAATTATCAAACGAATAAAGCGAAACCAGGGTCCATTCTTGCCATTTTAGAAGAAGTTTCGCAGGATACGCATCAAGCAGATGACATTTCATTATCAGGTTCTTCTTCATCGCAACCCATCACGACAGAGAAAAAGGGTATGCAACGAAATCAATTACTCAATGAATATCTACAATTGGAAGATCCGTCAATGGCTCGAAATACAGTAGATGATTACGATGATCCCTGGACTCTTTGCGATGAATGTGGAAATGAAATGAATATGTGCCTAAATGAGGCTAACCTAACATGCTCTAAATGCGGCCATCAAGAATTTATTTTGGTAGATAGTGATAAACCATCTTATAAGGACCCACCGCGTGAAGTATGTTATTATGCCTATAAAAAAATTAATCATTTTAATGAATGGTTGGCACAATTTCAAGCCAAGGAAAGTACAGAAATTCCTGCAGATATTTACGATGCAATTATGGTACAACTGAAGAAGGAACGAATTACAAATATGAGTACTCTGAAGCCGACGAAGTTGCGTGAGATTCTACGAAAGATGAAATGTTCCAAATATTACGAACATATTCCTCATATCATTAATCGGTTGAATGGACAAAATGCACCTTTCATGTCTCGCGAAGATGAAGAGAAATTGCGTCACATGTTTCGTGAAATTCAACCCTCTTTTAAGAAACATTGTCCGAAGGGTCGTCGCAATTTCTTATCCTATGGCTATGTGCTTTACAAATTCTGCGAACTGCTGGAAATGGATGAATATTTATCCTGCTTTCCTTTGCTAAAAAATCGCGATAAGCTCTATTTGCAAGATAAGACGTGGCAGCAGATATGTAATGACATGGGTTGGGGTTATCTTCGTACGGCCTGAAGAATTTAAAAAATGTCTCATAATTTATATTATAATATTTGCAAATTTGATTGACATGAAAACCCTATTTAAAAAAGATGAAACCTTAAAGTATTCAATTTATAGTATAATTAGACGATGAATAGTACATATAATCAAGGAAAGATATATAGACTTCTGTTAGAAGATGGACATTATTATATCGGTTCTACCACTCAACCATTGCCACAACGACTTAATGTGAAAAGCAAAAAGAATACGTTCAACAAAATTCAGAAAGTGTACATGAATCTAAAAAAAAGTACTATGCAAATCATAAGGAAGAATATGCAGAATATTATAAAGAATATTGCAAAGCACATCAACAGAGAATTCAAGCAAAACAGCTCGAATGGAGTAAAAAAAAAAGAGAAGAGAATGCTGAACAAATTGCTAAAGATCGTGAAGATAAGCTCCAACAGCGCAAAGAGAAATCGGATGCACGAATGAAAAGGGGCTGCGAGGTTCATACATGCGAATGTGGCGGAACCTATCAATTATATCGTAAATCGCGTCATGACACAAGTAAAAAACATACAGATTTTATAAAGACGCCACATTTAACCACATAGATAATAAATATAATAAATGATCTTTTATCAAAAAATCATTTATTAAAATATAATATTATAGTAATATGACATCACTTTCAGGCCAGTTTTTTTATCATTTGATAGTGAACAATCTGGCACCCATTCTTGCATCTAGTGCAACAAGTATTTCTTCTTCTT